CTCCGCTCAACCACCGAATCCGACCTGGACGATGCTCTCATCGCCGCAGGGCTTGCCGAGGAACGCGACATTGGCGATGGCAAAATCGCCGTGCTTCCCGTCGAGGGTGTCACGCTTGACCGCATCGGGCCGATCCCGGCGGTCGTGGACGAAGAGGGCGTGATCCTGCGCCCCGGCGACAACCGCTACCACGCGAACCTCCGCGTGGCCGAGCCGCTGTCCCAGGCGCAGCTCGGCGAGCTTCCCCTGGTCGACCCGCTGCCGACCGTGCCGTACCGGAGGTTCTTCGATTGAAGCGGATTGCCGCCGTCCTCCTCCTTACCGGCTGCGCCTCGCATACGGCGCAGATTGCCTCGTCCGCAAACGATGTCCGGGCGGCGGCTGTGTCGGCGCGGTCGCACCTGTCGGAGGCGCAGCGGCATATCGACACCGTGGAGGCGGCGGCGGCATCCGTCCACGAACACATCGGCTACGTCAGCGATGACGAAAACCCGTTCGTTGCAAGCCTCCGGTATGGTTCCTACATCGCCCTGGCGGCAGCTGCCGTGGGCATCGCCTACGCCATTAAGACGAGGTTCTAGATGCAGACTTGGCAACTCACCGTTTGGTTCGCGGCCTTGATGGGCATCACGTTCTTTGCCGGATGCACCTACGGCTACACCTTCTCCCGCAACAAGTATCGAAAGGCTCCCCATGCTCGCAAGCGTTGAATCGTTCCTCGGGTCACTTTGGTTTGCCGTCATGCTCGGCATGATCGGCATGGTCGCCGGATTCATCTACTGCAAGCGCAAGAGCGGCAAGTGAGCATCCGACGCTGCTGCTGCGGAACGGACGTACCGCCTAGCCCGTCGGTCTGTCAGCCGTGTCCGTCTCCGCTGTTCCCCCCGAACCCGAATCGGTGGCGGGTGTCCGTCAACGCCGCCGACATTCTTGCTGACGCGAACGGCACCGGAACGGTCGCGGGCGGCACCGCGCTTGACTGCAAAAGAGGTGGCTGCGGTCGTGTGGAGTACAGACGCAAGGCACTTGGGCTGGAGGTATTCGCGCTCGGAGTCTGCGAAGAAGTCGATATGTGCGATGCCATGGTCGATGAAGATGCCCCGGCGGACAACGGAGGGGCGGTGGCTGAATGGACGTTTTGCTCTGCAGTCAAACCACAGGAAGCGCCGGGAAACCCTTTTCTGCCTGATGTGGTGAACGTTTCCTCTCCTGCCGTTCGCATCGAGGGCATTTTCCCGCAGCAGCAATGGAATCCGGCGACGTGCTTTTGGATTTCCGCCGGGCCATCTACGACCGATTGCCGGACGATGATTGAAGTCGCTTACACCTACAGCGACACGTTCCAGTATCCGTTTTTTACGGACAACGGGTTCTGCGATCAATACGAGGCGACGTACAACACCGGATTCATCGAATGGCGGTGCTACTACAACCGCCGCGTGGCGCCAGGTCAGTTCTTCGCCGAGGGTCAGTACGCGCTCGTCCGCTGCGCATATCCGGGAGCGATCCAGACTCTGCAAGCCGCAGGCACGACGTGCAACATCCCGGGCGGCACGATCTGCTCGTCCGACGGCCTCACACCGATCACCCCGCCGACGCTATGGAAACCTCCCCAGTACATCAACCTCGTCCGTCTCGGGTAGTCGCCGTACCGTTCCGTTGGAACGGTGAACACCGTGTCCGATGCTTCCATGTCATCGACGGGGAGCTGAAACCGTCCGAATGCCCGAAGGAACCCGGACTGGGTGACGTAGTTGCCGCAGGCACCAAAGCCGTGGGGGTGCAACCCTGTGGCGGTTGCCTGAAGCGCAAGGAGGCGTTGAACGCCGCCACGCCCGGATGGATGAAGAGGATTTTGGGCAAACTCGGGAAAATGTGATCCCGCTCGGCCCGGGGTGTCGATATCTTCCCTCGGTGTCACTTCCCGACACCCTAGGAGGATTCGCATGGAAGGCGAAGTCAGGAACCGGAAACGCTACGTCCACGCCGAGGGGGCGCAGACGGTTCGCGTGTCCGACCGTCACTACCAGGCCATCGCGAGGGTCGCGATTGCCGAAGGCCGCACGATCCGCGCCCAGTTGGAGCGGATCCTGGACGCGGCATTGTCCGTTTCACCCCGTTACGAGGAGAGAGCATGATTACCCCCGATATCACCCCCGAGTTCGCGAAGGCACTGGTGGCGGTTGCCACGGAGATGCGCCACCCCAAGTTCGACCGAGTCAACAACGCATTCCGCCAGGGAGGAGAGCCGTCCAAGTACGCGAGTCTCGGCTCCCTGCTTGACACCGTCCGACCGATCTACGCCAAGCACGGCATCGCCGTCCTGCAGGGATTCGGCGCGTCTGACGGGCTGCTCCACGTTCAGACGAGCCTCGTCCACGAGTCGGGCGAGTCGATCATCGACGTAGCGCGGGTGCCGCTCCCGGCCAATCCGCAGCACGCGATGGCGATGGCGACCTACTTCCGCCGGGCGCAGCTGTCCGCGGTAGCCGGTGTGGTCGGTGACGATGACGATGACGGCAACACCGCCGCCGAGCCGGTTGCGAAGCGCGAGATTCCGGACGCGGAACTGGCCGAGCGCGTGGAGGCGGTGCGCCGCCGCCAGGGCGTGGAGAGCGCGATCACCGGCGAGAAGAAGCCGAGCGGGCGCAAGCCGAGCGGCGACCTCGTCACCATCGTCGGCACGGTTTCCAAGGTCTACGAGAACGCCCTGCCGAAGGGCGGGTTCGTCTACAAGATCCAACTGGAGGACGGCCCGAAGCTGACCGGTTGGGGCGACCTCCCCGGCGTGGCGATGATCGTGCAGGGCAAGACGTACGAGTTCCGCTGCTCCCTGAAGGACGGCAAGTACGGGCCGGAACACACCATCAAGGATTTCGCCGAGGCCGCCGCCCCGCACGGCACCGGCGAGGACATCCCGTTCTGACCGCGTTGGTCGGGACATCACGCGCCGCGCCCGGTTCGACCGGAATTGCACCGGGCGCGGCGCAACGATCAAGGAGGATCGAATGAGCATCCGCGAGAAGTTCGGCAAGGTCGTTGGCGGCCTCCGCGAGAGCAGGATCGCGTGGGTGGAGGAGGCCGCCGCCTGGTGGATGCACGACCCGCTCCAGTTCGTTTGGAAGCCGGACGGCGGCATGGCCGAGCGGATCGCGACCGACATCGCCCTGGCGGACGAGCCTGACCGTCTGCCAGGGCGGTTCGTGCGGGAGGCGTTGACCTGGGCGAAGTCGGATGACACCATCCGGCGATCCATCGCCGAGTTCGATGCCCTGCCCAACGTTCTCGGCACGCCGCTCGGACCCATTGACCTCACCACGCACTCCGGCATGGATGTCACCGTCCCGTGGCCGATCACCATGTCCACGGCGGCGGTGCCGTCCTACACCGGCACGGGCCGGTGGGACACGTTCATCGCCGAGGCGGTCCCGGACGAGCCGACCCGGCTATGGCTGCAGCTTTGGGCCGGGTCGGTCCTAGCCGGTCGCGCCGACCAGGCTTGCCTCCTGTTCTGCTACGGCAAGGGCGGCACCGGCAAGAGCAAGTTCGCCGAGGCACTGATGTACGCCCTCGGCGACTATGGATGCACCATCCCGTCCGACATCATCGTCGGGCGCGGAGGGTCGGACGGGCCGTACTGGAAGGCCACGCTGAAGGGCAAGCGGCTCGGGATCGTCAACGAGACACCCGAGGGCGAGTACTGGAACGCCCCGCAGATGAAGAGCCTGACCGGCGGCGACACCATCCACGCCCGGCACCCCTACGGGAGGCCGTTCTGCTTCAACCCGTCCCATTCCATCCTCGTGGTGGCAAACGACCCGCCGCACCTGTCGAAGGTGGATAGCAGCATCACCCGCCGCCTTGCGGTGGTCGGGTTCAATGCCGTCCCCAAGCGGCGCGAACTGGACCTCGCCGCGCAGCTCCGGGCCGATGCGGCCAACATCCTCGGATGGTGCCAGGCGGGGCTAGTCGCCCTGAATGACCTCTACGGCGGCGACCTGATGGCGACCATGCCGGATGCCGTCCGGGCATCGACCTCCGACTACCTCGACGAGGTGGACACGGTCGGCGAGTGGTTGAGCGAGAACACCGAGCAGGATTGGAACTGGACCTGCTCGCCGACCACCGTTTGGCGCGATTACGCCAAGTACTGCGTGGACCGAGGCCGGAAGCCGAAGTCGTGGCAGAACCTCCGCAACGACCTCGTGGGTCGGGAGGTGATCCGGTACCGGCGTGCCAACGGGAAGCGCGAGGTGGTCGGGTTGCGCGTTCCCGAGGCATGGAGTGCCGGTTGAGCGGCACTGGATACAACGCGGGTGGCACTGATTGGACCCTTGGAAATCAAGCACTTACGTTCGTTAGTGCCACTAGTGCCACCTTTTTTAGAAACTAGAGAGAGATATACCCTATGGGATCTGAAAGAGTTTCCGAAAATGGCGGCACTAGCGGCACTGGCGGCACTATTGCGCGAGTTGAAGCCGAAATCCGCACCGTTTTAGCGAACCGCGCCGAGGTGGAGGCGGCACTGAAGTGCCACCCCGCCGACACTGACCTGACTCGGCTGCGGGACCGTTGGCACGCCATCCTTGAGGAGCTGCGCGACCTTCAGCGTCTGCTTGCCCGGCTCGGTGGCGGTTCCGACACCGACTACTACCACCGCCGGCGCGAACGTGGCGGCGGCGTGATCGTCACGGACGGGCAGCATCCGGTCGTGGAGGACCGCCGATGATCAATTCCCGCTCCAAGGGCGCACGGGCTGAACTGGAGGCCGCCAAGGCCATCGGCAAGGCGTTGGGCATGGAGTTCCGTAGGACGGCGCAGCATTGCGGCAAGGCCGGTACGGCGGATATCGAACCAGTCCAGGGCGAGTGCGGCATCCACTGGGAGGTGAAGCATTACGCCTCGGGCCTGACCTACCTAGAGAACAGCATCCGGAAGCACCGGTTGGTGATCACCGGCGAGCTGTTCGCGTGCTTCCTGCATGAACTCCACGAGGTCATCGATTGGAAGGTGATCGTGGCCCATGTCGCCAAGCGGAACGCAAGCCTGGAGGACTGGCACCGCCAGGCGGTCAGGGACGCAGAAGCGACCGGGAAGCTCCCGGTGGTCGTTTGTCGGCAGGATCGTGGCAAATGGATCCTCGCATGGAATCCGGCGAGGGATACCGCATTCATGGAGGAGGTGGAGCGATGCCTCGCAGATGGGTCTACCAGGGCAACCTCGGCAAAGCCGCAAGCCTGACCAACAGTATCCGCAGTCGTGGGGGTACGTGGACCCGCACGGCCAAGCACCATAAGGCGGTTCACCCGCAGTGTGCGGCGTGCGGTGCTATTGCCAATCTAGAGACGGATCACATCGTGCCGCTGCACAAGGGTGGCACGGACGATTGGACGAACCTCCAATCTTTGTGCCATGACTGCCATGCGCGAAAATCCGCGAACGAGAGGGCATCGTGAGCGATCATGATGACATCGGCACCCCCCCGGTACCCCCGAGGGGGGGGAGGCCTACGGGGCACCGCGGTGTGGGGGCCATCAAAACCGACCTACGGAGGCCGCGAAAGGGCAAGCCGCCCGAGTGCGCGGTCCTGGCCGAGAGTTACGCCCGGTCGGTGGTGGAGGGGTCCACGGTCGCGAATGCGCGAATCATTGATTCCTGCCGCCGGTTCTTGCTCGAGCGAACCGACCCGAAGGCCCACAACGTTTGGTGGAACGACCAGGCGGCAGATGACGCGCGGCAGTTCGCCCTGGTGTGCGGCCAGGGCGCGGAAGCCGGTGCCGGGCAGCCGCTCGTTTGGATGCCGTGGCAGTGCATGGCGGCGATGGTGCTGCTTGCCCGGCGGCGGGTCGTGGACGGCGTGAAGACGGACGCACCGGCGACGAAGGTGCTGCTGCTCGTCGTTGGTCGCGGCAACGGCAAGACCGAGTTCATGGCCTCCCTCATCTGCTCGGCGATGCGCGATCCGACTACCCGCCTGGAGTTCAGCTCGGTCGCACCGGACGGTCGCCTCGCGCAGAAGACATTTGAACGCATGGCGACGATGTGCGAAACGCTGTCGGGCGATTGGAGGGCAACCGGCGGCAGCACCCCCGCCCACCCCGGCAGGGTGAAGCACGGCGGCAACCGGTACATCAGCCTTCCCTGCACCGACAAGGCGTTGGACGGCCTTACGACCCGCCTGATCGCCGGGGACGAGGTGGCACGAATGGAACGGGCGTTCGGTCGGCTCCTGACGGGCCTTGCGAAGTTCCCGACCTCCCAGGCGATCCTCGCCAGTACGCCGGACCCGGAGCAGAAAACCCGCCCCATTTGGGGCTACTGGGATGCGTGCGAGAAGGCAATCGCCTCAGGTGACCCGTACCCGGCGGGGTGGTGGCCGATGTTGTACGGCCTTGAGGCCGACGATCAGGCGGGTGATTCGAAGGTATGGGGAAAGGCGCACCCCGGTTTGGGCGTAATCGTGGACCCGGTGCAGTTGGAACTGGCCGCCCGGACGATGTTGGAGAGCGGCGACCCGGTGCAGATTGCCGAGTTTGAGACGCAGCTCGCGTGCCGGTACCACGAGATTGCCACCACCGATATCGACCTGTCGGTGCTCGAGCGGCAGATGGAGAAATCGGATTGGAACCGGTTGCGCGGCACGCCTGGCGTGATCGGGATCGACCTTTCCCGCGGCGGCTACGGCAGCCAGTTGGATCTGACCTCGTTGTGCCTGATGGTCGTGGACGGCGACCGGATCCGGGCGCGGAACGTGTCGTATTGGGCAGGAATCGACATCGAACGGGACGCGAAACGGTCCAAATGTCCGCTCGGGCAGTGGGTGGAGCAGGGCTATCTGCGCCGGATGCCGGGCGAATGGCACGACATGGCGGTCGTTGAGGCCGCGATTGAGGAGATGATGAAGTGCCACGACATTCGGAAGATCGGCGTGGACCCTCACCCGGCGCAAGCGCGGGACATCAAGCGGTGGATAGACAAGGGTTGGCCCATCGTTCCAATCGATCAGTCGATCCGGACGATGGCCCCGGCGTGGAAGTTGTGGGGCGATTTGCTCAAATCAAAGCAATTGTTCTACGATGAGGACCCGGTGCTGCGCTCGGCACTGAACGCCGTCCGCCTGATCAAGGACAACGTGGGCAACGTGAGGCCGGTGAAGGGCAGGAGCGCGGGAAACACCGATGCGGTGATCGCCGGAAACATGGCGGCCCTGCTGATGGAACACCACCAGGTGCGCGAGGCAACCGGGCTGACGAACTCGTCCTGCCCCATCGGCTAGAAAGTTCTGCTTTTCCCTCTTGACGGCACGGCGCATAGTTGTTCCATGCGGTCGTGTCGATCTTCTCGCGCATCTTCGGGTTCAAGACCGCAGCGGTCGTGTACGTCGGCTCGCAGCCGGTGCAGCCGCCGAGCATCGTCACGATCCCGGCGGTGGTTCGCGCGACCCAGTTGATCTCGGGCGACATCGGTCGGCTCCCGTTCCGCGTGGTGGACGCGGACGGCACCACGGTCGAATCGAACATCGCCGACCTCCTGAACCGGGAGGCAAGCCG